GAGGGTACGACTATTCAAGAGATCCGGACAATGTGGTCAAGTTCTTCGCTGACGAGTCAAGCAGAAGGGGCATCGGGCCTGACGGAAAGCGAGGCGGTCCGCTTGGCATGTTCACCAGCCTCTGGAGAGCGCTTGGCGATGCTACGACAGCATCAGACGCGGCCACAAGAAATGCTGTGTACAACGATGTTCTGGCAAGAACAGGCAACGAGGCCGAGGCCGCATTCCAAGCCATGGAGATTATCAACTTCTCCAGAAGGGGTGCTCACCCGCTAGCCAGAGTTATCACGGCGGCCATTCCATTCCTCAACGCAAGATTCCAAGGTCTGGATGTCTTTGTTCGCGCCGCTGGCGGTAACTACTCAGCAGTAAAAGACCCACAGGGGACTGCTGTGCTTAAGTTCGCCACCAGAGGACTATTACTTGCTGGAATCACCGGCCTGTACTACATGCTGGTTAGCGATGATGATCAGTACAAGGAGCAGAGCGAAGAGGTCAGGGACAATAACTGGCTAATACCAACATCGGCTGGCGTTCCCGTGAGGATACCGATTCCGTTCGAGGTTGGCCTACTCTTCAAGACCATCCCAGAAACCATTCTTGCCGCCACCATAGGCGACAAGACTGCGCCCGAGGTCAGGGACACGATCACCCGAGGCATTGTTTCTACACTGGAAATCAATCCGCTCGGAGCGCAAGCTGTAGCGCCGATTGTCGAGGCAAGCCTTAATCACAACTTCTTTACAGGAAGAGAAATTGTCCCGTACTACATCGATCAGAAGATCGAGGGCGGCCTTCGGAGGGATGCCGGAACAACCGAGATTGGCAAGTTTGTCGGCGAGAGCCTTAATGTAAGCCCAATGAAAGTTGATCACATCATGTTTGGTTACACGGGCACTATAGGCGCATACATCTTAAACCTCGTGGACAGAGGGATGAAGTCGGAGGCTGTGCAGGGAGAGGACGCCGCGCTTCCCCCGTCAAAGAGCGTGTTTGAGTTTCCATTATGGAGAAGGTTCTTCGGCCAGAAAGAAGGCTCCGGTCTGCGTGAAGACGCTTATGAGTTGTACAACGAAATATCAACGGTCGTTAACACGGTAAGCAGGCTCAAGAAGGAAGGCAATGTAGACGATCTAAACGCATATATAGCGTCACGCCGTCATTTGCTCAACCTAAAAGATCCGGTATATGCTGTCAAGCGAAAGCTAGATTTGGCTAGAGATCAAAAGCGTAAGGTCATGAATTCAAAGCTAGATCCTGACGTGAAGCGCGATATGATTGACGACATAAACGCCCAGATCAACGAGTACCTAAAGGTTGTCAGCAGGCTTAGGGAAGAGGCGGATTTGCCGTTTTTCCAAACAACCTTCTAAGGTAAATCATCAGCATGGGGGGCTGATTATGGAGCATCCGCTTTTTCAATTTTGCTCAACAGAAAGGCAAAGAGACGCTGTCAGGCTTATCGTCATAGAGGGCATGTCTCAAAGAAAAGCCTCAAAGGAGGGTGGGTACAATACCTACAGCCTAAAGAATGCCCTGCAAGAGGTCAAAGAAAAGGCAGAAAGACGCGGCTATAGCCCAAAACATGACTGGAATCACCCGGTTCCTGACGGCCACAAGATAAAGGGCGTCTCTACTTTTTATGACGACATGGGTAATCCAGTCCGTCAATGGGTCAAGTCTCAGACCGATGAACAGCGCCAGTTTGAAATACTTTGCGAGCGTCTCGACAAGGCTTTAGAGGGCATCAAGTCCTTTAAGCCCACCAAGCCCCCGAAAGAAGCAGACGAAAACCTTCTTTCACTTCTAACGATCACGGATTTTCACCTTGGGATGTATGCGTGGCAGGCCGAGACCGGCGAAGACTGGAGTGTTGAAATCGCCCGAGATGTTTTTCTCAATTCTATTCATGACATGATACAAGCAAGCCCTAAGTCCGGCACCGGCCTGCTTTGTCAGCTCGGCGATTTTTTGCATTGGGACGGAATTTTGTCGGCCAGTACGCCAATTTCCGCGCATCCGCTTGATGCGGACTCAAGATACGGCAAGCTAGTTGAGTTGGCCATGTCGGTTATGGCTGAAGCCGTGAGGATGATGCTGAAGAAATTTAACAGGGTAGTGGTCGTCTCCGCTGAGGGCAACCATGACATTAGCGGGAGCATTTGGCTACGGAAGTACATCAAGCATCTTTTTGCTGATGAGCCGCGACTAGAGGTTATCGATAACGAGTTTCCGTATTACGCCTACCTGCATGGCGAGACCATGCTTGCCTTCCATCATGGTCACAAGGTAAAGTTGGAGCAACTACACAAGCTGTTTTGCAGTGAGCCAAGATTTCGAGAAATGTGGGGCAAATCCACTTATACATACATGCACTCAGGGCACTTGCATAGTGAGAAAGTAGTAGAAGATTCTGGATATATCTCGGAGCGCCATCCAACCCTCAGTTCGCGGGACGCATACGCGACTCGTGGGGGGTGGGTATCAAGGCGGGGGGCGAAAGTCATTACATATGACAAGTTAGATGGTGAGATAGCCCGTGTAACTGTGAGGCCAAGAACGTGACAAAAGTTGTTACCATGAAGAAGAAGCCCACAGCATGGCAAGAGATCGCCATTATGCTAGAGGCGTTTATAACTAACTTGATCTCAGAAGACTCCGATCTTTCGGAGCATATAGACGACGCGGTTCTGATCTACAAGCTCAAGAACGGCGCGGTCGTGTTTGAGAGCATTGGCTCAACCGATGTAAACAAAATCGGAATGATGTGCTCCGCCGTTCATATTGCCTGTGTCTATGAGGGGTCTGGGGAGCCTATTCACTGATACCTAGTAACCATCATCTTCCTCCACAGGGTTTCTACGGGGCGAAGATTTTTACTGTCAACAACAAGCCTCTCGCCATATCCGAAGTCGTGCTTACGGGCAGTTTCTGAGAACTCTTTTCTAGACATCCAGCCGCCGATATGCATGACGTTTTCGTCATCCGTCTTGTAGACAAGAACCGCGCACTGGGCCTTAAATTTGTCGATGTTGTCAAATATCAATGGGCCTCCACTTCTGTTGGTAAACTTAACATCGATGGACACCTCATCGAACCACAGGTCTGCACCGCCATCTGTTAACACGTTAACCGTAGGAGGATCTAGGTCGAACAGCCTTGCAACCGCAAACTCTGCCTTGAAGCCGTAGATGTTGGCCTCAACTCTGGACTGCTTGTCGTTCTCTAGTCTCGGCTCAAACCCCTGCATCTCGCAAAGTTTTACGGTGTCGGCCCCCATCAGTCTGGAGGCATGGGCGTCCCGCTTACTCAGCCTCACCAACACGCTCTTCCCCCAACATCTCTGATATTTCCAACAGATGTCTCTCGATCCGCTTAATGCTCACGCCGAGATCTTCCATCACCTCAACCATGCTTTCGATAGATCTGACCAAGATATCGGCGCTGTCTGAATCTAGCTCAATATTAACGCTGACCCTTCTCATGCAACTTCGCCATGAGCTGGGGGTATGTAGTAGCCCATCTCTGCCGCCACCCGACACAACGTCTCAACAAGTTCAGAGTAGTCGATTCGCCCGGCGTCACCACTTCTCTTGGATGGCCTTCTTTTAATACCAAACTTAGTGGCGTGTTCGGTTGACCCAAAGGTCTCGCACAGCATCTCTTCGTGCATCTCATCAGGGGTCATGCCGCAAAACCTCGCAAACTCGGCGCAGTATTTGCGGTAATAGTTTTCCTGCGGCCTTGTGCGCTTGAGCTTCATCGGCGTTATCTCGATGGATATCCCTTCTGCCGCCCTCTTGTTTGTCTCAATAAGGTCTGCCATAGCTTCAGGAAAAACGCCAGAAAGTAACTGGAACAGATTGATTATTTTCTGGGACTTCTCACGCGGTATGTGCACTAGCATTCTCTTCATCTCCGTTTAAGGTGTTAAGAGCCCTCGCCTGAAAGGGCCGGTAACGGTAAAGCGGACAGCCGGTTGAGGTGCAGTCCCTGATGCTCTGACGGAATCCAACCTCCACGTAATCTCGGGTACACCCCATGCAGTGTGAGCACATCGCCTTGATTGCCTTCCCCCTAGTAGGGGCTCTTTCGTAGGCGAGTATTGGGTTCATTTCTGCCGGCTTATTCATTCCCTCATTCCTTTTATGTGGATGACTCCTTGGTCAACCCTTCTCAGTAATGTCTTACACACAAGAAACAAAAACTGTTCGCTTAAATCGATTTTTTTTTGGAACTCGGTTGCGCTGTCAGTTCTTGCCGATTGCTTGTATTGGTCAAAGGCGCTATGGCATCGATGGCACAGGTCTGCGACAAAGAAATCATGCCCCTTTATCGCTTTCCCCTTGCCAAACCACGGCGCCCTCATCCCTGTGTAGTGGGCGGCAACAACGGTGCCGTCAGCCCGACCACAGTTGACACAGGCTTGATCCCTCGCGGAATCAAGCATTGGCTTGCTCCTAATCGTCATCAGAACGGGATGTCGTCGTCATCGTCTGGTGCAAATCGGGCCAGATCCTGAGTGGAGGCCTCGGCCTTCATGTAAGCCTCTGCGGAGACATACAGATAGGTCTGTCCAGCCTGAGACTTTCTATTCCATGCCGCCAACTGAAGGACTACATCCTGTCCGGCCTTGCCCATCTCGATCAGCATCTTTATCTGATCCTTGGTGATCGCAACCTTGCCACGAAAGTCTGGTTGCTTTTCGTTGCTTTTCTTGTTGGCGAACATAGCCCCTTCGGACTTAGGGTACTTACTCATGCGGCATCTCCTTCGAGAAGTTGTTGCTTGGTGTGGGTAAAATGCGCTTTTAGGCGCTCGTATTGCTCTGGAAATCCAGCATCCAACAAGTCAATCAGTTGCTTGTTTTCTTTCCAAAAACCTGCGAGAGACTCCATTGAATCAGCATGGAAC